ATCCCACCCCGCTGGCCCAGCTTATCGTCTGGTTGCAGAGGCCGCCACACGCGCGCCAGTTCTCGTAGACCTGGAGCGCCAGACCGAGATGGGAAAAGCGGCTGAAGTGATCAAGATGTCGCAGGAAACCTCTTTCAATCCGCCAATCTACACATACGAAGAGCTTACAGCTATCGCTGATAAGAGCGGCATCACTGGTATTCGCGAAGTTGCAATTCATTGGAACGTCAAACACCGCGCGCTGGTCGTTCTAATCCAGATGATCTTGGACTCGCAGCAGCTCTTCGAAGAGGCAAAGCAGTCTCGCGTTGACGCGAAAGCGGCACAGGAGGCGGAGAAGGCAAAGGTCAACGCGCCGGCGATTGACTCGACGACCGCTGCACGATTGGCCAAAGAACTCAACGACGCCGAAGATGCCGCAGCTGACGCGGATCTGGTGCAGCCGGTTGGCGATGTCCAGACGGAAGTCGAGAATGTGGATATCCTGGCAGCAGCTGTGTCTGGCGATCTGGGCGCCGCGCTCGTTGAACCAACCGATGTCGAAACTGTTGAGCCTGCGGTCGTCACTCCGGCCGAGGTGAAGTAAGATGACAACTGGGTTGAAATTTTATCCTGAGAACTTCACCGTCGAGGTCGTCGTCCCGTTTGTCGATCTAAACGGTGCGACATTCGTGCCAACCGCGATATCAGCACAGCTGTTCAACGGCGAAGACGAATTGCTGGAGGTTTTCGACCCAGTTGTCTTTAATATCGCCGATGTATCGGCAACGATCACAGTCTTGCCGATGTATAACCAGATCATGGGTGGCACGCGCGAGGCGCGTATTCTTCGGGTCACGCTCACTTCGGCGCTTGGAGATATCACTAAGAATTTAAGCTACGTCATTGAGACAGACCAACGCTTAGTCACGATGACAAACACCTTTCAGTCATATGAGGCCGCTGAGATCCTGGCTCTGGATACGGTCAACGCGTTTGGATGGAAGGATGCGGACGAAGAGGCGCGAAAAGTCGCCCTGGCCGACGCGTATCGGCGTTTGACCAATATCCCAATGACATACGGCATCAAGAACATAGATGGTGTCGTTGTTCAGGATTACGTGATCGAGCGCGATGAATGGATAGAGATCAACTCCGACGTCTTTGCGGCATTTCCTACCCACTTCAAACGCGCGCTGCGCTTGGCTCAGGTTGTAGAAGCGGCCGAGTTGCTTTCGGGTGACGAGATCGCAGCAAAGCGCCGGTCCGGTGTTATCACCGAAACGATCGGTGAAAGCTCTTTGACCTTGCAGAGTGGCGGTGTTGATTACGGTATCAGCGCTATGACGCGCACCGCGCTGGCTGGGTATCTGCATTTCAACATGCGGATTGCGAGAGCGTAACATGATCAACGAAATCGCCTATGCCGCACAAAGTCGCTACGCCACCCTAATCGATGGCTGGCGTTCGATCTTTACCGCAGAGTTGATGTCGTCCGACTTCTCGGCATCAGCGACGCGCGCCCGTGTTGGTCGGCGAGCCTGGGCGATGGCGTTTGATCTTTACTACAAAGGCGAGCGCAAGTTGATTGCGGAAGAGATAAGCCGTGTCTCAGAAACAGCTCAGGGAGCGCTTCTTAGTGTTTTGACTGACACACAGCGCAAAACAGTGAAGGACGCGCTGATACAGCACCAGAATGCGTCTGTCGCGTATTTGAACGTCGAGATTGAGATGCTTGTGCGTCTTGATGTCGTCACCCTGAAGCAACGCTTCATGGAAAGCGTCATCGACATAGAACGGCGGTCGCGTCTTCGTGGTATTCCAAAGCAGCAAGCGTTGATCGAAATCGAAATGACACGGCCACAAATCGGCCGCCGTGATAGCGCAGGCCGCCTGTTCAGCTCTGATATTGTCGCACGCAACGCTTGGCGGCTCACACTGCTGGGTATTCAGAACGAGATTGTTCTACAGGTCGCAACTGCACTGGGCGCGCGCCGAGTGAAGATTATGAAACCAGATCGCGCCGGTCCGGTTCTGCAAGGACACGTCTCTCTTGATGGCTTAACCGACGGGCTCGACTTTGAAACTGCGCGGCGCCAGTTCTTTCACCCCAATTCAAATGCCTATTTGGAGATCGAAAATGTTTAGACCGAACTCAATGGGTATATTGCGCTCAGTTGAAAGCCGTGACGTGCATGGTCGCGAGAACTGGGGCGTGGAGAGATCTTGTGCGTTCGCGCCGGTCAATCTGAACGTCCGCACGCAGAAGACGACCGTGCGTGCGGACAGCTCTGCTTCGCGCGGATCTGCGGATGAGAAGGTTTCGGATCGCGCGAAGATCTTGGTTGGAAAAGCGACAAGCATAAAAATCTCTGACAACTTCTATTTTGACGGTATCTCCTATGAGGTCGTCTCTGTGCATTACCGCCGGTCTGTCACCGGAAGGGTCGACCATATTGAATGCGGCTTGGCGCTGTTGCCGTGAAAATGTCCTTCAAGGCATCTGGTGTCGGCCGTGTCGCAGCTGAGCTACGTCAGGTTGCCGAGCGCACCTCTGACGGCGCCCGGGGCCAGATGAAGCGCGCCGCGGCTCGTATCGTAGACCGCGCACAAATCTATGTGCCTGAAGACACGACGGCTCTGCGCGAGTCTATCCGGATCGAGAAGACATATGAGGGCAGGGGGCGCCTGGCGATCGATGTCGTTGCAGGTAACGCGACCGCGATCATGGAGAGCGGTAAGCTTATCAACCTCGATCAATACGCCTGGATTATTCATGAGCGCTACTCGCAGTTCAAGCCAGGGCGCCGCACGCGCGAAAAGATGTCAGAAAACCCGACCGCGCAGATTGGCGAAGGATTTATGACGCGCGCCTATGAGGATGAAGAAGAACGCCTTGAGCGTCAGATGGTTGAAACGGTCACAAATATCATTCGGAGCATTATGGTATGATTTACGATATTCTTGAGCAAAAGATTACAACGAGCTGGGCGGATCTGACCCCGGGCGTGAGCCTGTTTCGACACATGCTTCCTTCGGAGTGTGATTTCGGTGTGATGACACGCGGTCCGTCGGCGGGCGTCGTCATCGATGAATACATTCCTGGTTGGTATAAGACAGATATTCAGGTCGTCACGCGGCATACCGATCCTGTGAAGGGTTACAATCTTGCGAGCCAAATCGCACGGGCGCTGAAGGTTGAAGCGGAGGAGGTCTATCCTCCATCTGAGGAGCGCGACAGGACCGTCATCAAGGTCTTTCAGGCGAAAACATTGCCTATCCAGTTTCCCCGACTGGAAGGTAACGGTTACGAATTTTCGCAACACTTTCTGGCGTGCTTCAGTTTTGAATCCATTGACCGCAATTTGTAAATATGTTAGCACTTACTTACTAATTTTCAGAGGGCATTATGGCGTTCAAACAGGGTGACACTTTCGATTTTGCCGGGACCGCCGCACTTGTTGTGAACGGTAAGCCTCTTATTGACATGACGGGATGGACAGCGATCTCTCAAGTGAGAACGAAGAGTGACGCTTTGATTGCAGACCTCACAGTTGAGTGGTTGGATATTACGAAATCCAGCATCAGGGTTTTTATGAATGGCTCCACACAAGCTTGGCCGCCCGAGACCTTAAATATCGATGTTCAGTTTACGTCTCCATCTGGTGGTGTTGTTTCCACAGAGACATCTCAGATCAATGTTGGTCGAGACGTGTCGAGAAATGCTTAATCTTAAACCCGTCACATCAGTTTCTGTCACTTTAGAGGCAACAATCACCGGCTCTCTTTCCCTGGTTAGCAGTAGCAGCGTCAGCCTTATTTTGAAAAAGGCAGGGACGGGGATTTTGAAGTTTGGTGCGGCGGACACGACTATAAGCGCAGCTCTGTATCCGTTTGTCAGTGGCGGCGGCGATCTTCTGATTACGGAGTGGTGACGTGCCGAGATACAATATCGCGAAGACGGCCGCGCTGCCTGAAGTTTTCACGCCAAACACTCTCTACCTTGTCAAGCGAGACTCTGGTTTCGACTTCTACGTTTCGGACAACGATGGAGTAGGCGTTCGGCCAATAAATGCCGAGCCTGACGTAGATCCCGGCGCGTCAACATTTTCCTATAACGCGGATGCCCTTTCTCGAGTGAATTTCGAGAACGGCGATAGTAAGGTTTTCACATACATTGACGACTTGCTCATGTCTGTGACCAGCGCGACCTCAAGTGGTGTCATTGTGACATCATTTGAATACGACACCGACGGGGTTCTCGTCGGTATATCTAAGGCATAAGAGGAAAAAAATGCCCCACAAATCTATCGTAAATAAGCTGCTCATTACCGCAGCCGACGCAGGTATTTCCACAAACGGCACCTACGATCTTTTCGTTTCGCCTACTTTCAATGCGCCAAGTGACTACGCGGCCGGCGATGCAAGTCTTGAGCTTGTTATCTTGTATGAGGACAACCTTCCGGACCCTGAGCAAGTTGTTGCAAAATACTCCCTATCTGCCATTCTTGAAACAGCAGATGGCGTTGGTAACTGGAACCCTTTTCATTACCAATTTCGTCCTTTCGTAAAGGCAGAAAGCGGCAACCGTTTCATCATTCAGCTGAGCCCGAACACGTTGATTTTCGATCAAGGTGTTCCTATTGACATCTTTGACGGCGTTCGCACGATCGCTTCGGAATGCCCAAAAGCAGGCCGCATGCCTGACGGCTTCCGTCTTCGCGTATTTGTGAATGAATTTGGCATGAACGTTGACGGCACGCCGTCAATTAGTTCATTCCAAAGCGTTGTTCTGACTTCGTCTTTCCGCACGTTCTAAACCTAGAAGGGTCTTGTTATGCCTATTGCAGTTATCACAGCCGACAATTTTCGTCTCGAAGACGGTGAGACGAACAACGGCTGGGGTTCGCTCGGTGGCGGACCAAGCCCTTCTTCCGAGGGCTCGTTTTACTACCAGGGTGGAAATTTGGTAAACAAGAAAATCACCGGAACAGGTGGTGTTACTTATGATCCAACGTCAGATGGTCAGGCGGGTGTTGATTTTACAGCGCCCACTACGCGTCATTGGTTGGCGAAGGTCATCGTTACGGACTATGGCGGTCTGGATGCTACATCCGGCTCGCGTTTGAGAATCGGGTCGGGCACTAATGCCTTCCATCAGGTGAACCTCGCTGGATCGGCCGCGGCGATCGATCGCCTAAAAACTTATCCCCAAAAGGGCGGCTTTATCGTGATGGCGGTGTCCCCTAACGTCCCCGGTTTCCGAGAGCTTACAGTCGGTAACCCGATTTTAACCGCGGTTGATTATTTCGGTTTCGAAGCGAACTTTGCATCCTCGCAGGCAAAGTCTGAAAACGTTGGTATGGATGCGATTGATATCGGAACGGGTCTTACGCTTGTGGGTGGCGGGGCAGGGTCGCCTGCTGGAAACTGGCGAAGCTTTTTCGAAACAGACGAAGGTGTTATTGCAAACAGATGGGGATACGCCCAATCTATCGATAACTCGATTGCGCAGCTAACCGGCGCAATGAGAATTGGTGACGGCTCGACGCAGACTGAGTTTTCAGGATCAGGGTCTGTAATTTGGGTTGATGGATTGTTTGAGCCAGGATTTAGTTCCCCGGTGGTTGACCTGACGCTGTCCGGCGTAACATTTAAGGATGTCGCGACGCACACGTCCCTTGGTTCAGCTTCGATTTCAGACACCAGAGCTGATTTTACTTACGTGGGAACGACGCGCCTGGCAAATGTGTCTCACACTTTGGGAAACTTTCGAAACTACAATATGACCTCTTCCGTTACCGTGGATGATGGAACGATTAGCGTTGCCCGTATCAATCAAAATCTTGGCAGCATTGTGAATTCCGTCATAAATTGCGTGTCTCTAGCGAACGAGGCTGTAATCATAGACCCCACATTTGCAAACCTTATCGGAAATACGTGGAACCAGAGGGGTCTCGGTCATGCGATAGAGATAACAGCCCCTGGGTCATATAGCGTGGTTGGTCAAACCTTCGCGGGGTTTGGCGCCGATGAAACAGCCAATTCTGCGATCCACAATAACTCCGGCGGCCTCGTTACGATCAACGTAACCAGCGGATCCACACCGACCGTGACAAATGGCGCCGGCGCATCGACTGTTGTGAATAACCAAATCTCACTTACGTTGACGGGTGTTCAGCCTGGGTCCGACATAGTCATTTTAAACGCCGGAACAGAGATCGTGCGTGCCGATGTGGATGCCAATGCTGGCACGACATACGCCTATTCGTATCAGATTTTGGGCAATGTCGATATCGCCGTGTATCGGTCAGGGTATGTTCCTTTTGTTATTCGAGACTACCCACTGTCTTTAAGCAACGGATCTGTTCCTATTGGTCAGCGCTTGGATCGTGCGTTTTTGAACTAAATAATCAGTTACCATTTACTTACTTTTGTAGTATGGTTGTTAGAACCGCCTTTTGGCGAATAAAAAAATGGAGAACATCATGGTTAAAATTACAGACGGTGACGATCTTAACGTAGGAGTTGAGATCACTATCGACACGACGGCGAGAACCTTTACTCTTATTGAGGCTGGGAATCTCATCGCAAAAGATGGCGTGACCCTTCAGGCTCTCTACTCGAAATTCATTAAGCTTTGGGAAACCTCCGCTTACAACAAATTCCCGTTTCCAATGTATGCGATTGACGCCAAATCGGGTCAGTTTCAGTTTGGCACCGATGGTGGTTCGTTTAACGGCTGGGCTCCGGCTGATGACGTAACGCGTCAGATGCACCGCGACGGTGGCTGGTCAGAGTTCTCCGCAGCTTCTGACCTTCTTCGACAGCACGTTGGTGCTGTTTCTCTTGGCGAAGTTAGCGATGGCGCACAGCTTTACTACCAACGCGAAGCGAACGGCGCGGCGATTGACTTTACGTTTACTGACGAAGTTAACGAAGGCGTTCAGATCTATGGCGACGCAACCAATGGTAACTTCGACACTCGCGTATTTTTCAAAGCTTTTGTTCGCGAGCAGGGCTTTAAATACAAATCGTCCACCTTGGCCGACACAGCTCAGACAGCCACCGGCGCATCAACTCTGAACGTCCTTTTGTCAAACGAAGACGACCTGAAGATTACAGATACCGATGCGAACGTGGCGACAATTTTGCCATATACTGCCGTAACGGTTGAGTATTTCGGCGTCGACCAGACAACTTATGACATTGGCGCGTTCCCATTCCGGGTGATTGTCGACAACACTGCGGCAAACGCTACGCTCGAAGAGATCTATACTAAGATCCAATACCTTCTGCGCCAAAACATTGATATCGATGAAGGTCTAAGTGGCGTCATGGGTAAGACGGCTGACGAGCTTTGTTTCTTCGTTGGCGATACGCTTTATACAACTCGCGGCGTGTTTATCGACGGTGTTATTGCGGCCGATCTTAACCGCGTGGTGTTCCTCGACCAGAACGAACTTGAGCGTCTATACGCATTTACATCCGCAGGCGCTTTGAACTTTAACAACTTCCTGGCAGCGGGTGCCGCTGGTTACTACATCATGTATTTCGCAAACGATGATGCTGGTGACGACCTTGGGGCCGACTACGCTACGGCAACTGCCGAAGTCGTGAATGACGCAACAGGAACGCCTATTCAGGGAACGATCTCTGCGGGTAGTCTGAACTTTACCTACGACTTTGACGGTAACGTTCAGCGTGGCGCCACCTCGTTCGGCACAGACGCTCCTGTCATTGTTGTTGCTGGTAACAAGGGCGTTGCGAAGCCCGTTGTTGCGACAGGAACGATCTCGCGCTCGAAGTCGAACAACGTAACGCTCGTCGCCGAGCAGGACCGCGCATACGTCGCGTAACTGGAGGCAACTTTGCCTATCACAATTGACGGCCAAAGTAAGCTGATGACACTGGACTCCACTGCTGTAACGGCAGTGGAGCTTTGGTCGGCATGGGTCGACTGGCTAGAGATTTCGGAAAATAGAAAGTGGAGCCTGGCCTTCTCTTTGGTTGGCACGGACCCGCTTGGTGAGGGAATTTTCGTTCCTCCATATTTCTTCTTGCTAAACGGCTGGCGCGTTCGACCAATGGAGGCCGACCACGATCTAACCGTCGATGGAAACCTTTTTGTGCAAGGTGGCGGAGTTCCTGTCATCAGAACACTAGGTCAGTATCAGGTCAACGTTAGATACGTTGTTCCGCTTGCAGCGCTTGCGTATGAGACCGGTGGGTCCACAGGGCCGACTGCTGAGCAGATAGCGGCAGCCGTAAGGGCCTCTATCGCTACAGAGCTTGCTTTAATCAGAACAATCCCCGCATTATTCTGATCCTAAAACAATTTGCCTTTCGTGATCGCTTCTGGTAATTTAAGTCAACACTGACTTATTTTCTCTTTAAGGAGACACGACATGCCTTCATCCACCGATAACGTCAAGCTTGGCGTCTGTAGCATTCTGTTTGATGCCGTTGATCTTGGTTACACCAAAGGCGGCGTCGAAGTTGAGGTTTCCACCTCGACCCACGAAGTCAAAGTCGACCAGTTCGGCGAAACCCCGATCGGTGAGATTATCACTGGCCGTATGGTTAAAGCGACTGTTCCTTTGGCCGAAACAACTTTGGAAAACTTGGTCGCGATTATGCCAGGTGCGGTTCTAGTCACAGACGGCACTGATCCTCTGAAAAAGCGGGTCGATGTTCCAACTGGTGTGAACACTAACCTGTTGGCGATCGCCAAAGTCCTCGTTCTGCGCCCCAAAGGCACAACTGGTGGCGAAGACTTTACGATCCACTTGGCGGCTACCGCTGGTGCGCTTCAGTTCGGCTACATGCTGGACAAAGAGCGCGTCTATAACGTGGACTTCAAAGGTTACGCGGACGAACTTGGTGCGCTTTTCTCCGTCGGTGACTTGACCGCCGTCGTTTAACGAACCTGGGGCCGACCACACGCGGTCGGCCCGAACCCTTCAACCTTACCCTTAAATCTGGATCTTTTATGACCAAAATTATCAACTTCAACGACCTCGCTACACCTGCAAAGATCGCTCTTATGATTGGGGTAAAAGGTGCAGAGGTTCGTCACGAAATGGCAGAAGGCACTGTTCAGAACTTCATCGATAACGCGAAGCTCGTTCAAGACCTCGGCATGAGCCCTGATCCTGTCAAGGAAATGGAAGCTTACATCACGCTGGTCAGTCGCGGATTTCCGACAATTCCCGAAGCAGATATTCGCCTGTGGACTATTCCACAGACAATGGCCGTGACCGAGATGATCCAGACACTTGGTGGCGAAACCGTCACCGATGACGCGGCAGAGGTTGCTAAAGCCAAAGCGGGAAACGACCAACCGGCGGCCTAAAGCAAGTCGATTTCGGCTTTCTGTTCGCCAGAGTTGTCAAAGAATACGGATTGAGCGTCCACGAAACGCTCAATCTTCACCCAAATAAATTCTGGTTCTTAGCCAATCAAATCGACCGGCTCAGGTCTGAAGCACTGATCGAACAGATCCATGCTCTCGGATCACAAGGTTCAAGCGAAGCCTACAACGGCGCGCTCAAGACCTTAAGCGAAAGAGTCGGCCAAATCTACGTCTGGAACGAAGACCTTCCGACGGTTGTAAGGGTAGAAGACCTCGGAGATGGATTTGATCCGGCCTTTGATCGCGACGCCCTGAATGCACTGAAACAACGCCTGAGAGCCGAAAAGGCAAGGTAAGCGTCAAGGTTAAGAGAATGCCCGGTATTCGGATCGAACTTCAGCTCAGCGATGGGTCATTCACGTCCGGCATGTTGCGTGCCGGACAGTCCCTGCGCCAGTTCCAGTCGGAGCTTGCACGCACTGATCCGCATTTTCGCAAACTCACCCAATCCAATCTTGCCTATGTGAAATCCGTCAAACAGGCGGATAAGTCCAGCCGCGGCTTTCTTGCTGGTCTGCGTGATGTGGCGATCGTTGCTGGTGGTCTAACGCTTGCCTTCTCCGCCATGACCGGCGCCTCGAACGGCCTGATCGGTAACATCGTCAAGATCAACGCCGACATGGAGCGCTTGCGCTTCCAGATGGAAGGTCTTGCGCAGTCCTCTGATCCGATCCGCGAAGCTGCGACAAACGTAGCTTACCTGCGTGAGCAGATCACCAAAATGCCGTTCTCCTTGAACGAGCTTTCCTCGACATTCGTTAAACTGCGTGCAACCGGCACAGATCCGATGGCAGGGTCGCTACAAGCGATCGCCGACGGTATCGCGGCCTTTGGTGGCACAGACGAGCAGCTGCACCGTGTGACACTGGGTATTACGCAGATGTCCGGTAAATCTGTGATCCAGATGGAAGAGATGCGTCAACAGCTCGGAGAATCGATGCCAGCTGCGATGCAGATCATGGCACGCTCGATGGGTGTATCAATTGCTGAGCTGACAGCGGCTATCGCGACGGGTCGCCTTCAGGCTGGTCCGGCACTGAATGCATTCTACGCCGAGCTTGAGCGCACATTCGGTGGCTCAGCACTGCGGATGATGGAAACATTCTCCGGTCAGGTCACAAAGATGCGCGCGAACTTCCAGCAGCTTGCAACCGGCCCGGGTCTGAAATCCTTTGTTGATACGGCGCTGAAAGATGTTCTGAAGGAGTTTAACAGCTTCCTAGAGAGTGACCGCGCGCGTATCTGGGCTGATGAACTTGGCAACCTGTTGTCCAGCACAGCCAATCGGGTCGCCGCGGTGACACGATACCTGTTCGGCATGCGTGATGAGTTGATTTTGATCGCTAAGATTGCCGCTGCCGGTATTGGAATGATCGCTCTCAGAAGCGCCGCTGGCGCTTTCATGGGCTCTGTGCAGATGCTGAAACTTTCTTTGCAAGGCTTCAAATCTTCTATGGCAACGGCTAGTCTGCAAGCGAGCTTATTCCGCGTGCAGATGAACGGCGTTGGCTTCTCGGCAGCTACGGCGGCCGCAACGGGTCTTCTAGCAGCACGCACAGCGATGATGGCACTTGGTTCGGCTATACTTGCTGCCGCCCCCTGGTTGATCGTTCTAGGCGGCGCGTTGGTGCTTGCTGGTAATCACTTCGGTTGGTTCAAGGATAAAGTCGTAGCGGCCTACACTGAGTTGGAGAAGTTCGGCGCAGAGTCGCAGGAAGCTGCCGCACGCATTGTCGAAGACCGTATCGAGCAGCTTCAAAAAGAGGTTGATCTGTATCAAAAGGCTGTTGATGGTGGCGGCCACTTAGGTCGCACGTCCGTTGATAATCTTGCGGAAGCAAAGGCTTCCTTGGAAAAGGTTATGGCTTCTCGTGATGGTATTCTTATGCGCGCAGGCGAGCGTGAGCGTGAAATCATCCGCCAAACTTTAAATTCCGAGATCAACGCACGCGAACTTACATCTCAGGAAGAATACCGACGCCGGGTGATCGAGCTTCAGGACTGGCAAACACTTCAGCTCGCCACGACCG